TCCAATATATCGCACCATTTGTAAGTAAACAGTGAAACAATGGCGCACGGCCTGGAATGCTCGCAAGACCAATGACCACGCACTCTTCAGCTTCTCCTTTATGTTTTGTAAGGTCATATAAATATTCTCTCCTTATGTTACAATAAATTGGTGGTATGTTAGCGTTTAAGTAAGACATAATCAATCATAAATATCACCCCAAGTAGAGCCACTTTCATAGTCAACTTTATTTGGGATATCTAGTTCTACAGCATTTTCCATAATATTAATAATTTTTTTAGCGTGATTTTCTGACTCAACAGACAAATCTAATTCATCATGTATTTGAATATGAGCAATTATTCCCTGCTTATAAAGCTCTAACATAGATTTTTTTGTCATATCAGCAGCGGATCCTTGTATTAATTTATTTAAAGATTTATAAGTTTGTGCTCTCTTGATCCCTGGTCCGTGTTCTTGGAGTGCTTCTTCATGAGGCAATGCTCTATGCATTCCAAAACTATTAGGCTCCCATAAATGAAACCTGCATAATCTACCTAGCAACGTTCTTATCTGGCCACGTTCTTGAGCTCTATTTGATGCAGCGTTCATGAGTTGTTTAACAAATGGAACTTTAGCATGATATTGTTCAAATAACTCCGCAGCTTTTTCTTTAGATACACCTAGTTCTGCTTGTAGTTTAGTTTTTCCCATACCATAAAACAAACCAAGGTTAATTGTTTTAGCTTGTGATCTTGGAATATTTGCCATATCAGCTACGATTTGATGAAAGTCTGTATTACGATCTGTCTTATAAGAATCTACTACAGGATATACAGAGGGAAATTTATGTAGAGAAGCATAGTGTACAACAAGCCTTGGTTCTTGTTGTGAATAGTCAAAACAACCCCAAGTATGTTTTTCTTCTGGTAAGAATAAAGATCTAATCAAAGGACCTAAATCTTTATTTCTAGCAGGTAACTGCTGTAAATTTGGATTAGAATAAGAAAATCTACCAGTGACAGTTCCTCCTTGGTCAGATCGTATTTGATTTATCTCTGCATGAATACGACCATTATGTTCATAACGAATTATAGTGTCTATAAAAGTTGTATGAGCCTTATTTATTTCTCTTGCTTTAGCAATTTTTTTTACTATAGGGTGAGAATGTTCTTGTAAAAAATTTTTGGTAAAGGACGGGGCTGATGATTTTTCGGTTGTGTCGTAGTGTAAACCAAGTTTATCAAAAACTTTGGCTATTGATCTTGCAGCCCAAATCTGCACTTCTAGCCCTGTTTGTTCTTTTACTTCTTTTAGTAGGTTTAACTCTTGCAATGTTAGTTCTTGTTTCAATTTGTGTGCACGTTCTATATCTACTCTTACACCTTTGAATCGCATATCCACTAGACATGGAAATAAATCTGTTTCTAAATTAAATATAGATTCGATATCTTGATGAACTATTTCTTTTTTAAATATTTGCCAAAGTTCTAGTGTAAGTTCTGCATCCTTTTCAGCGTACGATCCAACTTCCATTGCAGGTAGTTTCCATAAATCTTCTTTTGGATCTAATCCTCTTGACTTTGCAGCTTCATTCAAAGCTGCCTCGCTTTTTCCATGTCCTAAATAATCCCAAGACAATTCGTTTAGTGAATATTTAAATCTATTTTCATCAATCAAAGATGCTGCGATCATAGTGTCTACAATTAAGCCATTGATTTTAATATTTAATTTCTTTATCCAACAGACGTCATACATAGCGTTGTGAAATATTTTAATTGAATCGGTTGCCATCGTATCTGCAAACCAAGATAAAACTTTTTTACGATCCATATTTGGCCCTGATCCGTGGGCTATGGGAAAATAAAAAGATCTACCAGGCACAGCAACGGCTATGCCCACGACATCTCCGTTACCTATAACAGAACCTGATCCTTTTGTTTTTAAATCAGGATCCCTAGTTTCTAAGTCGATCGCAATTTCGTCATATGATCTTAGATCAGGAAATTCCTCTGGCTCAACCCATTCTTTTTGTGCTTCAAATAAAGGCACTTTCATTTGTAATCCCTTTCAATAATCATTTGAATATAATGTATAGCTTTTAATAAATCTTTTTTCTTTCCTTTATCTTGGTGCCTACAAATATATTTAATTGCATTACCTTCTGCAAATAATATCTTATTTTTGTTTATAAATAAAGAGGGCTGTATTTCATATTTTTTATAATGTGCTCCTCCTATTTGTTTAAAAAAAACTTTATTCATAGCGGATAACCATACCTTTCCTTTTTAGATTTAAATAAATAAAGATTTTGCATAGATCTTGTTACCCCCACATACCAAACTCTATGTTCTTCATCTTGTTTGTTTATACTTCGAGAAGTAGATTCTCTTATTTTTCTTGCATTATCTAAAACTAAAATAACGTTTTCACATTCACCTCCTTTTGCAGCATGAATTGTTGAAACTTCTATTCTAGGTTCTTCAGATAATTTTTCTCCGTTAGATAACATACTTCTAATATAAAACTCTTCATTATGATCCATATTGATAAAAGCATCATACCATTTTATACTTCTATCAAAACCCAAATCCTCCATCTTTATATTTATTTTATCTTTAAATTTTTCTTCATCAAATGATTGTTCTAAATATTCATAAATGTCCTTAACATCTGCAATGGATATTTCTTTTCCTTCAGTTAAACATGTCCATTTTAAAATAGATTTATAAAGCTTGCTGTTAAAACTTTTTCCATACATATTTTTAAAATAAAGATTGTTTTGTTTTAATAAATTAGAAATTTCTATAGCTCTGTAAACAGTTCTAGTTAGGATCAACCATTTATTCTGTGCAATATTTAGATTATCAAAGTTAAATATATATTCTACTTTACCTAAAATAATATTTCCCTTGTTGTCTTTCTTTGAAAAATATGATTTTTCTTTTCGGTTCCCTTGAATCCTATCTAAAACAATATTTGAAATTTCTTGAACAGCTTTAGGTATACGTTCTGATTGTTGTAACACTTCTTCTATTGCAGGTTGATTGATAAATCTATCTACGTCTGCACCAGCCCATGCAAATATAGCTTGATCATCGTCCCCTGCAATAAATATGTCTTTAGATTTTTCTTTTAATATATCAAACATTTTCCATTGTATTGGGGATAAGTCTTGTGCCTCATCAATAAATACAACATCAAACGTTGGACATTTTTCTTTTTGATTAATAAATTGAGTTATCATATCTGTGTAATCAAATAAGTTATAAGATTTTTTGTAGTTTAAAAAATTTTCGTAAATATGATTTAAAACTTGAAAGTCTATATCTCTGCTCCATTCATTAGTATCATATTCATCTTCAATCGAAATATTTTTAATTCTAGCTTTATTAATTAATTTAAAATATTCGTTATCGCAATTAAGATAGCCGTTCTCATTTAAATCTGAATAATAGTTAACTCTTACACTTAATTCTTTTCCTATCTGTTCATAATGAACTGGCTGCATAACATTATCTTCACTCATTCCAAGAGTGTGAAAAGCTAAAGAATGTAAAGTTTGAAAAAATTTTACATCTGATTTTACATAGTTTTTATGTTTGTTTAAAAATCTTTCTTTTGCCTCCGAGGCAGCTTTTCTAGTAAAAGCAAAATATCCAATTTTATTCAATGAAACTCCTTTAGTTAAATAACTATTAACTTCATTTAACAATGTCATTGTTTTACCTGTTCCGGGAGGACCTAATATTTTTTTAATCATTAAAATACTTCTTTATTATCCTTTATTTTTAATATTTCTGTTTTAATTGTATCATTTAAAGACAAAGTCATTCCTTCTATGTTTAGATTTATTCTAATAACTTCTATTGCTTCAAAATTTGTTGTTTCATTATTTGTTTTAGGAAATCTTTTTTTGATTCCAAAATCTGCTTTATATCTTTCTTTTATTCTTTGAGCAGTTCTGGATTTATTTTCTTTCCACTCCTTATTCTTAAGGGTGTTAAAGAAGTTTGAAAATTTAAAATATACACATCCTTCTTCAATTAATACGGCTCCAGATTTAAATGATGCGTATGATTTAGCTCTTGGCCCATTTATATACTCCTCTAGATATTCATGTAATAACTCATTTGGAGTGGTTCCTTTTGGTGGTTCGTGTATTTCTACAGGGGGCAACAGTTTATCTAGAACACTTTCAAAATCATCTCCTTTTATTTTTGCCACGTACATATTTGCAGTTTTCATTATTAGAGCTCTTAATTCTTCCTGATCTTTTATTTGTTTAATATCTTTTGCTCGTACAGGTTTAGTCCCTTTATTTTCTGGAAGTTCAACGTTGAAAGTGTATTCAGGTTCTGGATAATTTATTTTTACTAGATTCGATAAAAGGGGAAACATTTTTTTTCTATCTGATGCGACCCCATATTTTCTTTTAAGACATTCTGCTTTCATACAAAAATTAACTATAGGCTCTTGAGTGCACATATATCCTTTAGAAGAATCTTTTCTCCAAGATCTAATTTTTTCTATAATCTTTTTTTCAGATGACCAGTCTCCTTCAATAACTCCATTAGAATCTTTTAAAAAATATTTTTGAGGTGCAGCCTTAACTATTTGTTGCCAGTTATCAGAATATTTTTTCTTAGCAAAAACCATATAGTTATATAAAAATCTATCTCTCCAATCGGATAATTTTGTTTTAGTCAAAATCTGTAAACAAGGAGGTCCATCTTCAAATTCTTCAGAACCTCCCTGTAAAACAGTTTTCACGAGGGTTAATGAAAACTCTTCTAATTCTTCTTTTGTTTTTTTGTTGTGATTAACTATTTTAATAAATTGTTCTAATGTGAACGATGATCCATCATAGTTTATAGCAACTCTTTGATCACCACTGAAATAAGGAAGATTAATATATTGTCCATTGGACCATTCATTCTTATCTTCATCAAAACCAAGTTCTGTTTGTTTAGGATATATTTCCGTGTTAGGTTTTAATTGCAAAGTAAACAATAAACTTTCTAAAAAATTTCTTAAAAATACAGCTTTTACTTTTGATTTTAAAAATAAATATAAATGTAAACCACCGCTTTTTGATTTAACTGGTATCAAGGGAAGACTGTTTTGTTTTATTAAATCTAAATATTTTTTATACGGAAAGTTATCGTAGCTATGTTGCGTATCATCAATATCAATAGCACCAAAACTAGCCATTCCATCATCATCACATGGTTGAATACCTATAGAGGTCTTTCCAGATAAATGATCCTTGTAATCTTCATTAGTTATTTCTTTAAAAGACCATCCATATCTATCTGGTTTTTTCTTACCAGTTTTCTCATCAATGGTGAACTTATCTAAATAGGCAATACCAAAATTTCTTTTTAAGCCGTTAAAAATTTCTGCAAATTCTTTCTGCATAAGCCCCTCTTGTGGGGCAAGCATAAACTTGCCCCTTGTTTTAATTAGAAATGAGCTTCTGAATTTTTTTCAGATACAGTAGACTCACCGTGTTTAACCTTTACATCACCTCTTGAAACACTTTCAGCAAAAGATTTAGCTTGTTGATATAAGGATGGATCTTGTACAGGTCCTATCTTACTAACCTCCCAACCAAACCAAGTGCCTTTATCATTTTGTTGTTGAACAGTTTTTAACTTATAAATGTGACTGAAAGATGCTGGTGTAAATAAACCATTTTTACCTTTCATCTTTATGCTTGCCATCATACTATTCCATTTTCTACTAATCTTTAATTGAGTAGATTTCATAGCAATCAGTGAAGTAGTTGGAGTTTGACCGCAAACAATTACGAAATGACTTGCAGTTTTTTCAATATAATTACCGTTAGGTAATCTATCTTTAAAAGAAGCATCTCTTTTTGTTTTAGTTAAAATATCACTAGATGATGGATGAATTCCAACTGGAGCTCCTGATCCTTCTCCTCTATCTTGCCATTCAATATACTCTAACTTATAATGACAAGGTAAAACATCTATTCCTTTTTCACCATCAAACAATTCTCCAGTCACAGAATTATAAATCATTCCAGGTTCTGAACCTTGAACATATTTACCATCTCTCTTATTAACCTCTGGAGATAATTGCCCTAGTATTTTTAGAAAAGGTAATGCCAGATCATCATGACCCACATTACCAAGACCTTTATCTGCGTCAGCTTCGAATAAGCTTACAGCTAAAGCTCCCGCAGCTACTTTCTCAACTACTGCATTGGACTTTTTTATTCCTTGGTCCATTGTACTTTGTGCTTTGTTCATGTTTATTTCCTTACTATTTTTGTTCGACTCCCTGCGAACACGTTAAATAGATCAGAGGGCATATCTTTCCCAGATTCGATACGCTCTCTGACCAGTGCTTTGAGAGTCATGGGTTCAACCTTTAACTTCTGGGAGGGTTGATATCCATTCTCTACCGCAAGGTTCGCATAAGCGATTGCCTTGTTATCTTCGTTGCGTCCAAAGGAGACAGTGACCTCATTTTTAATAAGATCACCTAGACCGTTTTCACGAAGCCAGTTAAATGCTTCATCTTTCCTTTCTGGAGAAATAGAAGCACCGTAGACGGGTTTGACTTCTACTGCCGTACCGTCTGCTAATTTCAAAGTTGAGATATTCATTTCAGTCATCATGGTTGGAATAACTTCACCAGATAAAAGATCTATCTCTTGTTTTATTTTTTTTAACTCTTCTTCTTTTTGCAAAAATTTATCTTCAAGTGATCTTAATTTTACAACTTGATCTGATAAAACTTTTGCATCATTAATTTGATTAAATGATTCTGTTTGATCTTGTTCAAAGTTTATAGATGGCATAGTCTTTCATTTCCTTTCTGTAGTGTTTAAGTTTATCATATACTCTCTTTCTATTTCTTTTTATTAGATATAAATGATACTCTGATTTAATAATTCTGTCAAGATCTAGGATAATATAATATATATCTATGATCTTATCTAAAATAGACATTTGTTGACGAAACAACTTATACTCTAATTGTGTCTTTTTCATGTTAATCATGAAACGTCTATTCACTTTTAAATTTCCTTTTATACTTTCTACAATTGTTTTTGCTGTATAATATTTATTTCTTTCTTTCCAAAGGTTTTTATCCTCCATCAATTGCACCTTTCTCATGTAAATTAATCTCTATCGGGTAATAAATTTTTTCTTGTCTATCCCATTTTAATAAATTAAACTTACCGTTGGTAATATCTGCAGCTATAGAACAGGCCACTCCAATTATTGCAGGGTCACCTGTAAGTAGTAAATAATCTTTTTCAGTATAATCTTTTAATAAAGATCTTAACATAGCAACCAAAGGCCCTGGACTTAATATCATTTGAGAATATTCAGGTAGTAAAGTTTTTAATTTACCATATTTTTGAGCTCCCAAAATATTAAACTTTGGTTGACCTATAGTTGTACCAGGTAATTCTTGTATGATGTAAACTGTATTTTGCATGCTTTCGTATTTGACAAATTATAATCAAACGTGTTATAATACTTTTTTATAGAAAGATAAAGTATTAAATAGATGAATTATAAATTTAAAACAAAACCATACGCACATCAAATAACTGCGTTAGAAAAATCATGGAATAAAGAGGTTTTTGCATACTTTATGGAAATGGGGACTGGTAAATCAAAAGTTCTTATTGATAATATTGCAATGCTTTATGATAAGGGAAAAATTGACGGAGCATTAATAATAGCACCAAAGGGAGTATATCAAACTTGGTTTGACATTGAAATACCTACCCATATGCCAAAACATATAGAGAAAAAAATGGTCCTATGGAAATCTTCTTTTATGAAAGAAAATAAAATAGTTTCAAAAGAAGTTGAACCCCTATTTGAGTCAAGTTATGAACTTCATGTGCTTGTTATGAATGTAGAGGCTTTGTCTACAAAAAATGGAGTAACCTTTGTTGAAAAATTTTTAAGTTGTCATAAAACTTTAATGGCAATAGATGAATCAACGACTATAAAAAATCCAGATGCTATTAGAACAAAGTCTATAGTTAACTTAGGGAGGCAAGCTAAATATAGAAGAATATTAACAGGATCTCCTATTACTAAATCTCCATTAGATTTATATAAACAATGCGAGTTCCTTGATCCTTATTTATTGGATTACTCTTCTTATTACGCATTTAGAACTCGTTATGCTGTATTAAAAACGGCTAACTTTGGCGGAAGATCAGTGCAAATAGTTATTGGTTATCGTAATCTTGATGAACTATCTAAAAAATTAGAACCTTTTTCATATAGAATTTTAAAAGAAGATTGTCTGGATCTACCAGATTATGTTTATACAAAAAGAATTATTCAACTGTCTACAGAACAGAAAAAAATTTATACTTCAATGAAACAACTGGCTTTAGCCTCTATGGATAACAAAATAATGACTACAGCTACTGCATTAGTTCAGTTAATGAGACTACATCAAATAACTTGTGGTCATTTTACAGCAGACGATGGTTCTATAAAAGAAATTAAAAATGAAAGAATTGATGCTTTAATGGATATATTAAGAGAAGTTGAAAACAAAGCTATTATATGGGCACATTATAGACATGACATAGGGACCATTGTTAAATCTATAGAAAAAGAATTTGGTAAAGACTCGTATGTTACTTATTATGGAGACACACCTCAAAACGAAAGACAAAACAATATTAAATTATTACAAGATCCAAATAGCAAAGTTAAATTTTTAGTTGGAACTCCTCAAACTGGTGGTTATGGAATAACTTTAACAGAAGCTAATGTTATGATTTATTATTCTAACGGATATGATTTAGAAAAAAGAACTCAATCTGAAGCTAGAATAAATAGACATGGTCAAAGTAGAAAAATGACTTATGTAGATATTATTGCGGAGAACACTGTTGATGAAAAAATCGTAAGCGCCCTCCGCAAAAAAATTGATATAGCTTCCCAAATAATGGGAGAAGAATTAAAAAGTTGGATATAACTATTTAATATCTATTTTTACACCTTCAATATCTTTTGGCTCATTCAAACCAAATTTAATTGTAAGGATACCATCTTTCATTTCCGCTTCATCTATTACAGTATCTGTTGGAAATGAAAATTGTCTATAAAATTTTCGTAAAGCCAAACCTCTTAAAACATATTCAATGTTCTTCTTGTCTTTGACTTCACCTTGTACTGTTAGAATACCATCTTTAAGTTCTACAATAATGTTTTCCTTATTGTATCCTGCAAGACCTAGTTCTAAACCGTACTTACCTTTTGCATATTTTACCACATTGTAAAAAGGAAAAGTTTTTACTTTTGACCAATTATCTAAAAAACCATCAAATATGTCATCAAACATTTGTGTAGTATTATTAAATAACTGTTTATTGAAAGAATTAAATAACGATAGCTCGTTCATAATTATCTCCTATTGTTAGCAAGTTAATTAGGCCAGCTTTAGTGCTGCGCCATATATATTATATAATAACTAAGAAGCTATTTTCAAGCGATGATATTCAATTATTTCTTTCTCTCTATCAAGGAATTTGTAGCTTATTTTTGTGCAATTAAAGTCTTCTTTTATCTTTTCACATATATTCATTTCATTAAATTCTCCACAGCTGTATACGTCAAACTGTATTATGGCGGGGTCAGGTTCATCCCAGACGTGCATTACAATATGTGACGTTTCTATTATTGCTGCACCAGTTATTCCTCTGTTTCCTTTCATATTACAGTATTTAATATATGGACCCATCATTACTTTCATACCTATATCCTTTATAAATTTTTTAAACCACCACCGCAAATAATCTTCTTCCATTGGAGGATTGTGTGCTTCTGCTCTTACGATTAAATGTCTATGAACTAAAACTTTATTATCCATTCTTTTGCTCATATAGTCGTTGTTAACAGTATGTCAACAAATTATTTTAATAAATCTGTAGCTGTTAATAAAATGGCAATGATCGATCCCATGCCTCCAATCAAGGCCCACATAATATGATTTAATTTTTTTTCTGTGCAATCATGTTTTCTTTCGTTCTCATCAAGACGTTCGTGTAGATTAGTTAATTCTTTTTTTAAACCAGTAAGATAACCATAAATAGATATTATATGTTCTCCGGTTGTTTTAGGTTGTTTTCCACTCCCGTTTGGCATTATACTATTCCTTGTCTGCGTTGTTGAATTAAAGCATAATCTGGACCCAATATTCCTGCATCAGCTAGAAATCTTTGACCTAAAGTTGGAGCTTGAGCAACAACTGTGGGCTGTTGATTAGGAGTGTAACTTATGTTTGTAGGTAATCTAACAGGAACAGTGGTCTGCTTTTCAGTAATTGGTATTAATCTTTCAGTTGGCTCCCTTCTAAAAGTTTTTACCCTAGGAGATAATAAATTTTCAATATAATTATCAAATTCATCAATTGGAGTATCTAACCTAACTCTTTCCAATCGTTCATATAAATTATCAAATATGCTTTGAAGGGCATCATTTTGTCTTTTTACTATACTTGCACCAATAGGATCTTCTTTTTTAATTCTTTCATTTAAAGATTCAAAAGCATCTTTACTATATAAGGGAACTTTCAATCTACCATTTAATAAAGTATCTGTTTCTGTTTTAGTTAAACGATCCTCTAATAAATTAGATAGTTTACTTTTCAAAATACCTAAATTTCTAGCATCATTTAATGTATTATACATATTTTTTTGTGATTTAAATGACTCCATTAAATATGTTTTATAAGAAGCTAATTTTGATTCAGGTGAAGATGCTGCACTATAAGCATCCTTTGCAAATTTGCTTCTAATATTTTTTTTATCATTGTTGAAAGAAGTAATTATAAAAGGCATACTAGCTAAGGGTTTTGCTTCATCAAGTCTTACACCTGATAATAATGCAGTAAACTCTGCTGTGCCATCTCTTCTTGTTCCGTAATCAGTAAATTTACCTGTGGCTCCTTCCCAAACTCTTTGAGCCGATGTAACAGCTCCAGGAGTTAGTCCTCCTAAGATATGATTTAAACTTTTAGCTATTCTCACGCTTCCATTATCTTGTGGATAGTAAATTGTTTTTCCGTCTTGTGTTTTGCCACCTCTTAAAGTTACGTCTACAGCTGTTTCAGTGCCAATAGATTCTGTAACAAACGGAGATATAAACTCTGTTATAGCTCCTTTTCTTCCTTCGCCGCCTAATATTCCTCCAAATAAAGAATTCATAACAATCGTATCCACACTATCTTTATTTAGACTTCCATCTGAAAAAGAATTTAAAATAGCATTAACCGATGTAACTAAAGAATCATATGGATTAGAATAAGAAAAATTATAATATTTAAAATTACCATTGGAGTCTGGTGCACTTACTGGAATTAAAGTTGAATTTTTTTGATATTGTGGAGCAAAAGACCTTTGAAAAGAATCCATTTGATCTTCACTAACTCCAGTCATATATTGTGCAGTTTTTTGAGCAACAGTTCCTATGCCACCTAATACAGTTGTAACACCAACTAATCTTCTTGCTCCCATTTGTCTTATAAAAGGATTTGTGCTTGTAAGTTCTCTTGCTCCAATAGAAATTATATTAGATGTAGTTCTTAAAATTTCAGCTGGAAAAGCTATAAAATTTCCTAAAGGAAGATTTCTTATATTTTCTATAATCTTTGGAACTTTACTATAAGTTGGAACTGTATTAACAGTTAAATAAGAAGAGATATCTTCCAATGCCTCTGTTACTGTTTTTCTTTGTCCTGTTATAGAATTAATAGGATTAAATTCTTCTTTAGCAACTGTTTTATACCAATCTTTAATGTTATTAAAAAATTTAGTTTCCAATACTTCTTTTTTAGATCCATTAGCCATTTTAATTATATCATCTGGATTACCAAAAGCGGTTCTTAAGGCACCTTGATATGCTGTATCCGTATATATTTTCCATACGTTATCGGCCCCTTGATAAACGTCTGTAAGTTTTTTCATGACAGGGGTATTCATTAATTTATTAAAACTTATTTTACCGTCTTTAGCTTTATCTAAAACTCTTTTCATTTCTTGTATTTGAACGTTTTGATCTATTACTCCTCTTTCAATCAAACGTTCTACTCTACCAATTTTTTCTAAATCTGTTTTGGCTCCTGCAAATATATCCTCTGCAACTAATTTAAAACCATCTCTAAAACTAATATTTTGTCCAATTAATCCATTAGCCAAAGGAAACACACTTGCTGTTGTAAAATTTCTAATTTGAGTAACAGGAGATAATATTGTTTTAGCTATTTGAGCTCCTGCTTTTAATCCCATAAAAGATTTATAAAAAGGTATATTATATAAACTTGCCGTAATTTCTTTTGCACCAATTAATGCATCAGCTATTTCTGGTGCCGCAAAATACTGTCCATTAAACAGTTCACTTGTTGTAGCAAGTTCAGATAAATCTAATGCTTTTGTTTCTCTACTTGCTATGTTTTTTAAATTATTAAACAATCTAGGATTGTTTAATAATCCTTTTCTTATTAAATCTTCCTTAGTAAATATAAATCCTGGTTTGTTAAAAGAATCTTTACCTTTTTCTAAAAACGTATCAAAAGCTCTTCTTCCATATATTTGTTTTGATTGTTCAATAACTGTATCTACAGCAGCATTAACAAAATCTGTAGTTTCAATGTCTTTAGTTATTATTTTACCAGTTATAGGATCTTTTATTTTTGCACCTAATGCTGCATCTTCAATACTAAATAATTTTCGTATGACATCAGGAAGTTCTTGACCTTCTTTAACTGCTTCTTTTCCAAGGACTCTTTCAGATATACCTTTAAAAATAGTTGATGGATTTCTATTTGATTGAATAGCTAAAGATTTAATTTCTAACATTTCATTTTTAGCAAGTTTATTTATATTTTTTTCTAAAGTGTTTTTAAAGATATCTTGCGTAGGTCTTACTTTTTCTCCTAATTGTTTTTGAGTCATAGAAATTGCTTGATCTCTAAGAACTCCTGTTTCATATCTTTTTTTAAAAAATTCAACAGCTTTTGTTTCTAGTAATGGATTGTATTTAAATCTTTCATTGTTGAAAGCTGCCAGTCTTTGATTAACATAAGTATTATAATCTAAAGCTTGAGCTCCTTTAAAATCAATATCTTTTATAAATTTGTTATATCTTTCTTGTGAAGATATTACTAATTTATCTAACTTAATTACATCTCCTCTAACCTTTTCGTTAATGGTGTTTAATATTTCTTTTTTTGTAGTATTATCCGTTGCTTTAATATAATCATTTATTTTATTAGATTCATGTTGAATTATTAATTTAGATTCTCCCTTATCAAATAAATTAATTTTAAAATTATTTACAATATCTTTATAATTATTTTCTAAATTAGTTGCTATGTTAACTAAAGTTT